TATCCCCGCCTGCCGTACCCGGCCGAGATCCTGGCCGCCTGCGGTCCTGCCCATGCCGAGCTGCAGTTCTGGGCGCAGTCGGTCGACCGGGCCATCGCCCTTCTGGAGAAGCCATCATGAAAGCCGTCGTCATGAACCAGTGCGAGCTCGCCGTGCGCCTGATCGAGGCCGCCTATCAGCTCGAGCGCCCGGACCCTGACCCGCACGTGGTGCTGACCAACATGCTTCTCCCGGCACCCGGCCTGTCGTCCCAACAGGCGGCCGAGGGCTGGCTGCGGGCCGCCGAGGCGGCGCTCAACTACTTCACCGAGGCGCTCGGCGACCACGTCACGGTCCAGCAGGTGGACGAACACCCGACGAGGCAATGACGTGGTTCACGGGGCGGTCCTTCGACGATCCGCTGTGGTGGCATGCCTATCAGCTGCGGCTGTGTCGCTACTGGCGCACGACCGACCCTCGCCGCCGGCGCCTGATCCAATGGCGCTTCGTGAAGGTGCGAAGCGCCCGCACCTGGCGCCAGCTCAACGAACAGCAGGGCGAAAGCTGGGACGACCTCCGCCACGTGCGCATCCGCGACTGCATCGACCGCCTGAACCACGCCCAAGATCAGATCGAAGCCATCGACCTGGTCCTATTCGAGGAGAGACAGCGTGAAGCCGACCGAAGGCGAGCACTTAACCGAGCTCAAGCCGTACCTCACCCGCATCAGGGACCTGGAAGAGCAGGTCCGGTCCCTCGAGCAGGAGGCGCGCACCGACTGGAAGCTGCGCGAGCACCTGGCCGTGCGCTGCAGCCAGCTCGAGCAAGCCTACGCCCGCAAGGTCGCCGACGCTGAGCACCTGGCCGGCGAGGTCGTGCGCCTGAAGCACAACGCATGGCCTGATTATCCAGCACGAGGAGGATGACGTGAGTGAAGAGTTCGATCGTACCCAGGGCATCGGCGCCAGCGACGCCCGGCTGATCATGAGCGGCGATTGGCACCAGCTATGGCGGGAGAAAACAAAACGACAGGAGCCGGCCGACCTCTCCAAAATCTTCCGGGTCCGGCTCGGCCAGATCACCGAAGAGTTTCACATCAAGTGGGTCGGCGAGAAGCGCGAGCTGCAGGTGGCGACCGGCGGCGACTGGGTCCGGCAGCACCACCCCACACACCCGTTCATCTACGCCACCCTCGATGGCTGGGACTTCACCAACGACACCCACCTCGAGGCCAAGCACTCGCACTCGAACGCCTCGCTGCGCGAGAGCGCCGACTACTACATGCCGCAGCTGCAGCACCAGCTCGCCGTCACGGGCTCCGACTGGTGCTGGTTCAGCGTCATCCCCGGCAACGACGAGCCGATGACCACCCAGATCCAGCGGCACGACGACTACATCGAGAAGCTGATCGACCTCGAGAAGACGTTCTGGTGGCACGTCACGCAGGACATCGAGCCCGAGCTCTTGCCGACGGCGAAGATCAACGCCGCCGCCGAGCACGTCTCGGAGATCCTGGTCGGTGGCTACAAGTCCGACCTCGACATGAGCCGTGACAATCGCTGGCCCGCCCTGTGCGACGAGTACCGCACGCTGAAGCCCCAGGCCGAACGCTTCTACGAGGTGTGCCAGGAGCTCAAGGCGCTGATCCCCGAGGACCGGCGGCGCTGCTTCGGTGCCGGCGTGCAAATCGTCCGCGACAAGCGCAACCGCCTGACCGTGAAGGAGCACGACAGCCTATGAACCTGCAGCATGAGACCATGAAGATGTTCACCTCGGGCGAAGCGCTCGCCCGCAAGCTCTCGCCGATCATGAATGGAGAGACCAGCCAGACCGTCGAGTACGCCTTGAGCTACCTGCTCGCCCACGCCTTTGCGCAGGACGCCGACGGTGAACTGGAGCTCGCCCGCCGGCTGATGCGCGAGGCCTGCTTCCCGCTCCTCGACAACCTCGTCGAGGTGACATGCGCGCACGTGCGCGCCAATCGCCCGCACCTCGACGCCATGCGCGAGGACCTGATCAACCGAAGGGAGAAACACTGATGACGCATGGACCCGTCGAGAGCGAGGACATGAGCAGAACCATGAACCTCATCGCGCATGGCCTCGACCAGGCCTTCAACGGTGACGGCGAGGGCGGCATCGCCGATCCCAAGCGCATCGGTTTCGTGCTGCTCACCTTCAAGTTCGGCCAGGTCTCGGGCGGCCGCATCAACTACCTCAGCAACGGGGCCCGCAACGACGTGCATGTGGCGCTGCGTGAGCTGCTTGCCCGCTGGGAAGGACGTCACCCCGAGGAGGCAGGCCAGCATGTCCCCGACCAATGACAACGACAACGAGCTCCTGCAGCAGCAGCTGCACAAGGGAGCGGCGCAGATCTTCGTGCGCATTCACCAGCTCTACCTCTCGGTCATCGACAACCCGGGCCTCAATGCCCAGGCCAAGGTCGCAGCGCTGGAGGGGATGATCAAACAGTCCATCGCCCACGTGGAGAAAATGCTTGGACCTCCTGAGTAAATGCCGACGAGCGTTCGAAGCGATCGTCAAGGTCATGGCCGACCGGAACGTCTCGCCCCACGAGAAGGTCCGTCTCGCTCATGACGTCGCCCGCGCGATGCACCACGAGATCGCGGAGTTTCAACAGCGTATGAGAGAAGGAGCGAACGACAATGGCGAACCCAAAAGCCCCCACTGAGGGGGCACCGAAGCGCAACATCGCGCAACGGCTGAATGCCGTGATGTTCACGGTCACGTATGTCGAGAAAGAAAAAAAGCAGGGCATGAAATACAGCATCGTGTCGCACGATGCCGTCACCGCAAAGGTCCGGCCGGCGCTCGTCAACGAGGGCGTGATCTACTACCCGCGCGAGATCAAGGTCGAGCAGTCGGGCAACAGGACGCAATGCACCATGACGGTGCGCTTCGAGAACATCGACGACCGCTCCGATTACATCGACGTGGCCTCGATGGGCTACGGCATCGACGAGCAGGACAAGGGCCCCGGCAAGGCGATCTCCTATGCCGTGAAGTACGCGCTCCTCAAGGCGCTCGGCCTCGAGAGCGGCGACGATCCCGACCAGGATCAGGAGACCATCTACGAAAGCCCCGAGGTCAAGGAGACGAAGCTCTCGATCGAGCTCGGCATCGAGGACGCCACCGACATCAAGGTCCTGAACACCCTGCACACGCAGATCAAGGCGGCGGTCCCGGCCGGGCTGCTCGATAAGGCGACGGCGCACAAGTACCTCGCCGCCTGCCGCCAGAAGGCCGAGGCCTTGGACAAGGCCGCGACGCAGAAGGCCGAGGCTGACCAAGCCGAGGCCGAGACGACCAAGCGCACCCGAGCTCCGGCCGAACAGGCCGAGTAAGCCCCCCCGGGGGGGTTCCCCGGTTCCACCCAGCACGCACAAGGACAGGCATATGCCCATCATTCACGAACTGGCACCCGACCAGATCTTGCCGGATCCCGACAACCCACGCAGCGGAGACCTCGAGGGGATCGACGAGCTCGCCGCCAATATCGAGGCGCTCGGTCTGATCAATCCGATCACCGTCCGGCTGACCGGGCACGACGACGGCCGTGAGCTCTACACCATCGTCGCCGGCCACCGCCGCTTCGCGGCCATGCAGAAGCTGGAATGCCGCTCGATCCCGGCGACGGTCGTCCGGGTCAAGACCGGCACCGAGCTGGCGCTGACCGAGAACATCATGCGTCAGGCCATGCACCCGGTCGACGAGTACCGGGCGTTCGCCAAGCTGCGACTCGACGGGGTGAGCCTCAAGAAGATCGGCAAGCACTTCAGCCTCACCGAGCGGCAGGTCAAGCAGCGCCTGGCGCTGGGCTCGATCCTCCCCGCATGGCTGGACGCTTGGCGCAACGGCTGGATCGACGACGAGATCGCCAAGAAGCTCGCCAAGCTGAAGCCGGGCAAGCAGGCCGAGGCGTTCGACGAGGTGTTCAGTGCGGACCAGGACCCCAACGAACGAGCCCTCGAGCCGCTCGATGCCTGGGACCTGCGCGAGTACCTCGACAAGGACGAGCGGCTGACCGAGGCCAACAGCAAGGTGCAGATCGTCGGCATGCGGGCCTACCTCGACGCCGGCGGCCGGGTCGAGCAGGACCTGTTCGGCGATCAGAAGTACCTCACCAACCCAGGCCTGATCGAGAAGCTCTACGACGAGCGCATGGACGGGCTGCACGACGAGGTGAAGGCCGAAGGCTGGCGCACGGTGTGGTGGAACCAAGACCCCGAGAAGCCGACCTATGTCACGCACGCGCAGGTCTACAGCGTGCCGACCGATCCCAAGATACGGGCCAACACGGACGTGGTGATCTCATTCGGCTACGGCGCCGAGCTCAATCGCCAATGCTGGCAGGACAAGCCGATGACCTGGGAGCAGAGGGATCGGGTCAAGGGAGTAGCCGAGAAGGTCGCGCAGCAGCTCGTCGATGAGGGCTACGGTCACGAGGAGGCGGTCCTGCTGGTGATCCAGTGGATCGAGGCCGGCCGAGACCAGCTCCTCAATCCGCCTGTTGGGTTTCTCGACCCGGCGTCGGGTTCTGTTGATTGGAGCACAAATCAACAGGAGGTCCCGCTCATTCCGCCACCCTCGTACTTCGAGGAGGGAGCCGAGGTGGCGGCCGTCGTCACCGAGAGCCCTGACGTGGTGCTCAAGACGGAAGACGGGGCGCTCACAATCGGGATCACGGCCGACCAGTACGACGTCGTGAAGGAGTTCGCCGACCAGGGCGTGCCGTCTCAGGAGGCGGTCGCGGCCATCGCCAAGCGGGTCGACGAGAAGCGCAAGCCCAACGGCCACGACGCATGACCTGGGCGTTCGACTTCCCGTCGTTCGCCCTCGGCGTGATCGGCATGACGATCGCGTGGATCGTCATCAACCGCATCAGCCACCGCTGACCTCCCTGCCGGGGGGGAGTGAGTAAGCCCCGGCACATCCCAAGGACCAGACATGGCAGAGACCAAAGCCACCTTTCGCCGCGAGATCTATTTCGGCCCCGTCTCGCGACAAGCCTACGTCCACTTCCGCATCGCATTCGACGGTCAGTTCACGACCATCGTGTTCGAGGGCGAGGACGGCGACCAGCGTGCGCAGCTCTTCTGCGAGCGCTTCAATGCCTCCAACCTTCCGCTCGAGGATCGTCTCAGCGACGCCGTCGAGTACGCCAAGGCAGGAGGACCCATCCGACCGAGCCATGAGAACAAGCTATGACACTGAACAAGGCAACTCTGATCGGCCGGCTCGGCAAAGACCCCGAGGTCCGGCACCTCAACAACGGCGATCGAGTGGTTTCCTTCTCGATCGCCACCTCCGAACGATGGCGGGATGCCAGCGGCGAGCGCAAGGAGCGGACCGAATGGCACAACGTGGTCATCTTCAATGACAAATTGGGGGAGATCGCCGAGCAGTACCTCACCAAAGGCAAAGAGGTTTACGTCGAGGGAAAAATCCAAACGAGAAAATGGGAGGATAAGGAGGGCAACACGCGCTACACCACGGAGATCGTGATCCAGAAATTCAACGGCGAGATCAAGCTGCTTGGATCGAAGGACGACAACCGTGATAGCGCCGGACGCGACGACTACGCGGGCGCCCGCGACGGACGCACTTCCGTCAAGGGCACCGTGAAGAAGGGCGGCGAGCCCGCCGAGAAGAAGCCCGAGAAGGACAAGTACGGCTTCGACCTCGACGACGAGATCCCCTTCTAGGAGCTGCAGCGGGTTAGCCATTCCCGCCCCTGTCGGCCGGGGGGTCCGGCGCAGAAACCCCCCACTCAACCCAGCACAAGTGAGACCAACATGAACATGCACATCCAGCGTGGCCTCGGCCGCGCGCTGACGCAACGGCTCGGCACCGAGCCGCTCACCGACGACCAGCTCTACCGCCTCGCGCCGTCGATCTTCGCACCCGACAAGCACGAGAGCCGGAGCCGGCGCTACACCTACGTCCCGACGATCGGCATCGTGAACGCGCTGCGCGAGCAGGGCTTCGAGCCGATGGTCGCCAAGCAGGGGAGATCCCGTGTCGAGGGCAAAGAGAACTTCACCAAGCACCTCATCCGGTTCCGGCACGGAACGCAGGAGATGCGTCAGGTGGGTGATACCCGTCCGGAGATCGTGCTCATCAACTCACACGACGGCACGTCTTCGTATCGCATCATGGCAGGGCTGTTTCGGCTCATCTGCCTCAACGGGATGGTGGTCGCCGACAACCTCGTTGATGATGTACGTGTCGGCCATACCGGCAACATCACGGATACGGTGATCGAGGGCACCTGGTCCGTGGTCAAAGAGACCGAGCGGGTGATGAACCGCGTCGAGCAGTTCCGCGCGATCGAGCTCAAGAAGGGCGAGGACCTGGTGCTCGCCGAGGCCGCGCACACGCTGCGCTTCGAGGGCGCCTCCGACACCCTGCGTCAGGCCATCAAGCCCGACGACCTGCTGCGCACGCGCCGCGCCCACGACATGGGGCCGTCGCTGTGGAGCACCTTCAACCGGATCCAGGAGAACGTCATCCGCGGCGGCCAGCACGGCCAGGCGCGCGATGCCCACAATCGGATCCGCTCCGTCTCCACCCGCCCGATCAACAACATCGACCAGGACGTGCGCCTCAACCGGGCGCTCTGGGTTCTGGCCGACCGGATGGCAGCCTTCAAAACAGGGGAGCTATGAGCCAGGACCGTAACCCGGCTTGGCCGAAGATGTGGCGGGGGTACATCCCCCGCCCGCCGCGGCCACGACCCGCCCGTGCCGACGCCTTCCTGGCCGCGCACGGGCTCACGCCCCTCGACCCGCACTGGCCGGGGTACTCGGGCTACCATCGCATCGAGTTCCAGACCTGCCGCCACGTCACGACGTGGAGCTGGTCGCACATCCGGCAGGGGTTTCGCGGCTCGCTCGCCTGCCCGGCGTGCCGCCGGATCCAGCGCTTCGGGGAGCCCTGAAACGTAAAGACCCCCGAGGGGCACTACGCCTCGAGGGTCTTCAGACAAGTGATGTGTTTCACCCAGCACAGGTGTGGCACACCCTTAAAATGCCCTCACCGCGGCGGGTTATCAAGCTTGCGCTCGATGCGTACCAACAACTCTTTCAGTGTCGAGATGTCGCCCTTCATCGCCATGACCTCACGCTGGTCGAGCTGAAGCTTGTCCACGATCAAGCTGTACTGGGCGCTCGATTGCTCGCGCAGCGTCAGCCGCTTGTCGAGATCGTTGAGCGCCTGGTAGCCGTAGAGAACCTGCGCGACCCCCATGGTGAGCAGCGCCCACACCGGGATCTTGCCGTCGAACTCGATCAGTTTGCCCAACACCATGACCCACCCCCCTGGGCGGGACGATCTCAAAGCGGCAGCGTTTTGGGGATGCACCGAAGACCTCCAACATGGGTTAAGAACCCATGTTGAACGGTTACACGAGGCGCTTTGTTGCGACGATCCGCGACCACGTCGAGGTCAGGAACGCGACGAACGCGATGCCGTTCGAGACCGCCTCGGCGATGGCGCCGGGATCGACGCCGAGCAGGATCTTGGCGGCCGACGGCGACAAGAGCGACGCGATCCCAATGATGTTCGACCACACGGTTTTGGACTGCAACAGGTTCTTGATCTCGTTCATCTCAGGCCTCGTTACGGGAGAGGGTGTCGGCGGTGGTGGCGGTGATGAAGACACGCCGGACGTTCGCCGGCTTCGCGACATAGGCCGGTCGCCGGGCGGTCGATAAGCGGCTTTGCGCGAGCGGCACGATCGACACCTGGTCATTCTGATTTCCCCCCAGAACCCAGTAGACCTTCGTTCCCTTGACGAGACCCTCGCCGACGTACAGTCCGACGTGCCCGCCGCCGTCGCGCCAGAACGTCAGCACGTCGCCGAGCGACGGGCCGCCGCCGCAGGCGATCCCCCACTGGCCCCACTCCTGGGCCCGGTAGAACGCCGACGGCGCCGGCCGCCCCGCCTCGTGCATGACCTTGGCGAGGAACAGCCCGCACCACGGGACGCGCGTCGAGGTGAACACCTCGAGCGCCCCGAGCTCGCGCGCCCAATCGAGGATGACCGGGTTGTCGACCTTGCCGGTCTGGCCGATCCGCTCCTTGATCCCGTACAGGCCGAGCGCATGAAGCAGATGCTTGGGCGCGATCTCGTTCGCGAGCCACTGAAACGCAGGCGGAAGACAACTCATTCGTACATCTCGATGAGGGCGAGGCCGGCCGTGCCGGCGCCGCCATTGCGGTTGGAGGTGCCGACCGAGAACCCGCCGCCGCCGCCGGCGCCGTAGCCCGAGCCGCCATAGCCCGACTGGTTGTCGTCGTTCGAAGGACCGGCGCGGCCGAAGAACGAGTTGCCGCCACCGCCGCCGAAGCCGTTGCCCGCGACGCCGAAGATCACCCCGCGCTCACCGTTGTGGCCGGGGATCACGTACTGGTGGCCGGTGCAGGTGTAGCCGCCGTTGCCGGGCGAGGAGCTCGCGCGGGCGTCGACCGTGGTCGAGCCCGACGAGCCGGCCGCCCGGCCGCCCTGGGCGGTGGTCGTGTTGGTGCCATCCGTGACGGTGGTCGTGCCGCCGTGCGTCGCCGGGGTCAGGGTCGAGGCAATGCCGCCGGTGCCGGCCGCGCCGATCGTCACGGTGAACAGGGTCGCGCTGCCCTTCTCGATGAACGGCGACACGGCGGTCGCGGCGCCGCCGCCGCCGTTGCCGGCGCCGATCTCGCCGACGCCCTCGCCGTCGGCATAGCCGCCGCCGCCGCCGCCGCCGCAGGGGATGAAGCGATAGGCCACGCACCAGTCGGGGATCGCCAGCGTTCCAGGTCCGGTGAACGTCGCGATCTCGCGGATGCGGTAGCTCGTCGACAGCGCGGCTGCGATCTGGGTCGTGACCGTCGAGTTGACGGTCGTGGTGATCAGCGTGGTGAGGTCGCTCTCCAGCGTCTGCAGCAGGTAGTCGATCTGCACCGTGGTGTAGCCGTCGCCCCCGCCCCCGCCGCTGCCGCCCGTGCCGCCACCCAATTCGATCGCCGCGATCTCGGCGAGCAGGATCGCCATGTCCTTATTGATGGCGTCCTTGCTGTCCTCGGCGTCACCGACGTTGATGATGCGCCGGCCCTGCGCATCCCAGGACGCCTCGTCCTCGGCGGCCGTGGCATCGAGCGCCATCACGCGGCCGTCGAACTCGCGCAGCTCCTGCAAGATCATCGTGATGTTGTCGAGCTCGAGGTTGAGCTGCTCGATGTCGAACGGGCCGGAGGTCGGGAAGTCGGTGAGCCGCTGGATCTCGGTGTTGCGCAGGATCACCACGGTATCGCCGAGCACCGCGCCGGTATCGAGCGTGATCGAGCCGCCGCCCGTGACCCCGGCGCCGGTCGCCGTGAAGTCGGCCTCGACTCCTTCGACGTAGACCTCGAGATCGTCGTCGTCGAGCCACTCGAAGGGCACCGTGAATACGGTCTGCCCGGACGTAGCGGTGTACTCCACCCGCGGCGTCACGGCGTTGACGAGCATGGCCATCCAGGGTCCCCCACGGCTGGCTGTGCCAGCTCATGGACCCGGCTTACCCGCTCCCCCCCGGAGGGGGGATGCACTCTTAGGGCTGGTTCCAGGCGCGCTGCGCGTCCTTGACCAGGCCACCCCACAGCCAGATGTCGTTGAGCGGGATGGCCCGCCGGCCGATCGCCGCCTTGCGCCAGTCCGGCAGGGTCGGATCCGCGAAGTAGCGCCAGGCGTCGATCAGCTTGGTGGTGCCGGCGCCGCCGATGGTCTCGAGCGGGTCGGTGTTCTCGGGATCGCCGAACTGCGGCGGCAGCCCGAGGCTCGGGCGCATCCCGAGCTGGCCCATGGTGCCGCGCTCGAGCATGCCGTTGAGGTTGCCCCAGATCCCGAGCACCCCCGACTGCTCGACCCCCGACAGAACCTTCTCCTCCCAGGGCATCCGCTCCCAGGCGGCGTCGCTGGTCTTGAGGTACTGCGACAGGATGGTCAGCCCGACCATGCCCATGGCGCCCGAGAACATCGAGGCGTCACGCCCCTGCAGCGCGGACAGCGTCACCTTCTGCGAGGCCGCCAGACCCCAGCTCAGGAACTGGAACGGGATGGTGAGCAGCGCGTGCTGCCGCCGCCCTTCCGCGTAGTCCAGGTATCCCTGCTGAATGGCGCTCTTGGTCGAGGGACCCGGCGTGTTGATGACCCGGTTCACCTCACCGCGGATCGCTGCCGCGAAGCGCTGCTTCAGGACCTCGTTGCCCTCCGGCCATGCGTCGAAGTTGGATAGGTTCAAGCGTCCCGACTTGTCGAACGGCATGGCCGCGAGGGCAGCCACGGTCTCGTTGTTGAGGCCGACGCCGCCGAGCCGCGCGATCGTCTTCTTGCCGGCGGTCCCGCGCGCCACCCGCTGGATGTCCTCGATCAACAGGTGCGAAGACAGCACCATGGTGTAGCCCTTCATCACGTCGGTGATCGGGCCCATTAAATTCAAAATGTTGTAGGGGCCGTTGGCGAAATCGAGGAACGGCTTGAGCACGGCGCGCGCCCGCTCCGCGCCGCGGCTGCCGGGCAGGCTGGTGAGGTCGCCCATCTCGAACATGCGATAGCCCGCCATGCCGAGCACGGTGTCGAGCACCTCGCCGACCACCGGCAGCAGGTGGCCGAGCTCCTGCTTGAAGCCCGCCATGTTGCCGATCACGGTCTCGGTCATGAACTGATAATTGGTCGTGAAGCCGTGCACCATCATCGGCCGCGCGATCTCGGGGATCTGCGAGAACAGCACCTTGCCCATCGAGGTCGTCATGACCCACGCCTTGATGGCCTCGACCCCGACCTTGGTGTAGGTCAGCTCGTCCTTCGAGGCGAGGTCGCCGAGGACCTGGTCGCGCAGGAACTCCTGCCGCTTGCGGGTCTGGGCCGCGAAGTTCAACAGCTCCTGCTCGGTGCCCTGGCGCTCGCTGATCGCCTGCAGCTGCGCGTCGTACATCGACAGCCGGCCGTCGCGCGAGCCGAGCATGCGGTGCATCTCGAAGCCCGGCCCGAAGCGGCCGGAGTAGAAGTGCAGCAGGTCCTGCGCGCGGTCCTCGATGAAGTCGGTGACGCGCTCGTTCGGGATGTCGAGCTTGCGGCCGATGCGGAACGAGCCGCCGATCGGCGTGCCGTCGGCCGACGCGGTGCCGCGGCCGGACAGGATGTTGTCGAGGATCTTGGCCCAGTCGTCGTCGGAAAAATGATCGACGCCCTGCTCGGCGTGCCACTTCCTGAACGCCTCGCGCAAGGCGTCTGGGTTGGCGCGGATCGCCTCCTTGTCCCACAGCCGGGGCACATAGTTCGGATCGCTCTCCGGTCCCTTGTAGTCGGCCGGGTTGCCGGCGCCCTTGCGGTTGTCGTTGTTGGCTTCGAGCTTCACCATCTCGGCGTCGCTGAGCCGGTCGGTGCGCGAGCCATCGGCGCGGCGCGGCAGCTCGGTCTCGTCGTCGAGCGGCAGGTAGTTGTCGTTGTCCGGGCGGCCGACCGGCACCGGCTCGCCGAGCCGCTCCACGAAATTGGCGTGCAGCTTCTTGCGCGCGTGCGCCTCGGGGTCGAAGCGCCAGCGCATCTGGTCCGGCGAGAAGGTGATGAAGATGTGGTCGGTCGAACCGCCGTCGCGGGTGTTGAGGATGATCACGCCGTCGCGGCCCTCGGCTCTGGCGCGGGCGATCAGGTCGCGGTTGCGCTGCGGGCTCCAGCCCAGTGCCTCGACGTTGTCGTAGACGAGCGGGTTGTTCATGCGCACGCGCGACATGACGACGTTCGGCGCGCGCTCCGGCACTGCGTCGGCACCAGCCGACGCGGGCGTCCACTCGGCGGTGTAGATGTGATAGCCCTCGATGGCCTCGATGGCCTCGACGCTGTCCTTCTTGATATGCGGGTACTGCGCCAGCCACTCGTCATAGGTGAACGGCGCCTTAGCATCGAGCGGCCCGGTCGGCTTCTTCTTGCCGAAGGTCACAGGCGCCGGTTCGAACGGCTCCTGGTCGGACGTCTTGCCGCCGAGCGCTTCGAGCTCGGCGAAGATCGCCTCGATTTTCTTGTCCGCCTCGAGCTTGGCGATGCCCGCCTCGATTTTCTTGTCGAGCTCGGCGAGCGCTTTGCTCTCGGCCCAGCCGTCCTTGTACTGCTGATAGGCGTCGTCGATCTCCTCGGGGCCCAGGACGCCGTCAGGATCGGCGATCGTCTCCCATGAGGTTTTCGAGGCTGGCTTGTCGCCAGCCCACAGCACGTCGTCGTCGAGGCCCTCATAGCTCGAGGTCTTGGTCGGCTTCTCGGCGAGCGTCGAGCTCGGGCCGTGGTAGCCCGCGTAATCGTTCGTGGTCTCGGGGTTCATCGCCGAGTAGATCACGCCGTCGGTGTCGCCGCCGCCGGCCCCCGTGCCCGACATCTCGAGCTTGAACTCGCCGTCCTTCAGAACCCGGCGCGTGCCGTGGAAGGTGTCGGCCACCACGGGCTGGCCGGTCTTGAAGGTCTCGTAGCCCGGCACGACCTCGCGGCCCTCGAGCGCCTTCACGACGATCGCCTCGATGCGCTTGGCGGCGGCTTCGCGCAGCATCACCTCGAGCTTGATCTTCGTCATCGCCGGACCGGAATTGTCCATCCCGATGATCAGCAACTTGTTCTCGATGAAGTGCCTCTCGTCGAGCGGGATGTCGTCGAGGTCCGCGGGCAGCTTGATCTCGATGCCATACTTGAGGCGATCGTACATCTCCGGCGAGAAGCCGCCGTTGTCGAACGCCTCGGCCACCGCTTTGAGGGCGTCGTCGCGATAGGCCTCGAAGCTCGGGGCGCGGTCGGCGACGGCGTTCAGCGCCTCGTCCTTCGTGCCGCCTTGGATGACCGGCTCGCGGGCCTGCCCCTCGAACGGCATGAAGGTCACGCCGCTGTCGTTGGCGGGCGGATTGAAGGCCGGCTCGGTGGTGGCATAGGCCTTCACGGCCTGGCCCTGCACCTCGATGGTGGTATCGCCGGCAGTATCACCCGCCGATACACCCGATGTTTCACGTGAAACATCCGGCCTGTCGTTGGCCGGGGGCGCCATGCCGGGCGGCAGACCCGGCTGATCGTTGGCCGGGACCGGCATGCCCTCGCCCGGGACGTTGCGGTTGGCCGCAACATCCGGCGCCGCGAACCCGGTCTGGACCGGCTGCATCTCGAAGCGGGCGCGCGACGGCCGCGAGCCCCAAATCCCCTCTTCCTCGAGCGCCCTCAGCTCCTCGTGGAGCGGGCGAGCCTGTTCGATCTGGAGGCGGATCGCGTCGTAGAAGCCCTTGCGGCCCTCGTAGGGCGCGTCCTTCACCAACCCGCGTAGCCGGACCACTTCACCCATCATCGCCGTGTACGAGCTCCGCAGCGTGTCGTAGCGACGATCTTTGAAGGTTGCCTCGGGGATCTCCTTCTCGAGCTCGGCCTGGTGCTGCTTGAGCAACGTCAGCCGCGCCGCCTCGTTGGGGGTGAGCGTGCCCGGCGTGGCCCCGATCGTGGTCGTCGTGGTGCTGTTCGGCGTCGTGGTCGTGGTCGTCGTGCCGCCCGTGGCGGTCGTCCGCTTGGCCTCGAGCGCCGCGATCTCCTTGGCGTTCTTGTCGTGGCGATCGAGCAGCTTGGTGGTCTTCTGCTTCAGGCTGTCGGGGCCGAAGTAACCGTGCTTGATCGCCTCCTCACGCGCCTGATCGAGAAATTTCCCCAGCTTTTGGGCGCCGTCGTTGACGGCTTTGACAGCCGCCGGGCTCTTGTCCCGTAGCCATTCGGTGTCGACCGTGACGCCGCCTTGCATGCGGGCTCGGGTCACAGCCCGCTGGTATTCGTCGACGGAAAGCCTACCATCGCTCCGGGTCTTTCCCCGGGCTGACCGCACGGCATCGCCAAGCTTAGCTCCTTGAACCCGAAGGTTCATGCCGACGGGCGCCAGCGCGTCGGGGGATCCCAAGTAGGTCGCGTAATCGTTGTCGATCCCTCGGATCGCATCCGCGCCGAGGGCCCGCCACCGTCCCGCAAGGAGGTGAACGGATGCACCTGCGCTCTGACCTTTCGCATTCTCCCCAAGGAGAAAGGCGAAGTCGCCGCCCACTAGGGTCGCCCAATCAGAGATCGCGCGATGGCCCGTCTGGACCAGCCACCCCAGTGCGGAGCCCACCGGGTTCCACACTCCGCCAATCCCCATCAACTCTTGCAGCTCTAAAAACACTGGCTTCGCCCGCACGTCACGCGGGTCAGCCGTGGGCAGAGCTTCGTAGCCGATCTTGTTCGGATCGAACCCCGGCCGGGTGGCGAGCTCGTCGAGCCGGACATGGTCCTCCGCCATGGCCCGCGCGAATGCGCCCACCTGTGCGTGGGGATCCCGCTTCAGAGCCGTAAGGCCGCCGCCGAGCCCGCCCAACAGCGCGCCGGCGGCGGTGCCATACATGAGTGAGGTCAGGTCGACGTCGTCGGCGCCGACGTTCGAGGTGCGCAGCCGGATCGCCTCGTCGCCGAGGCCGAGCCCGAAGCCCCAGGCCGCGCCCTGCGCCGCGCCTTTCACGAGACCCTTACCGACGGCGCCGACGCCCGGGATCGCGTTGTCCGGGGTCAACGCCCCGCCGATCAGCGCGTGATACCAGTAGCCGTGCTCCGACACCCGCGCCTCGCGGGCGGAGTTCTCCTCGAAGCGCGCCTTGCGGACCGCCGTCTCCTGGTGGCTCTTGCTGTCGATGAACCACGGCATCATCCGGCGCATGTCGCCGTCGAGCTGCGGATCCTGGTGGGGATCGTAGCCGGGCTCAGCCGGCATCAGGGTCTCGCCGAGGTGGCCGATCCCCTGCATGATCCCGGTCAGGTGGTAGTTGTCGGTGATCAGCTGGACATGGCCAGGGTCCGCCGTCCCGATGGCGCCGACCGGCGTGCCGACGAGCGAGCGCCGCCCCTCGTCGGGCAGCTGCTTGAACGGGTTCGGGCCTGGATCCTCCGTGGTCGGAAGCGGCAGCGGGCCGAGGTCGAGATCATCCATAGAGGTCGTCCCCGTCCGGGTCGTTCGACGCGACCGGCACCTTGCGGATCGGCTCCATGTGCCAGGGCTCGCGCTTCATCGGAAAAAACAGGCCGTACTTCTCGGCATTGGCGTGCCACCACTCGATCGCCGCCGAGGCGCCGGGTGAGCGCCGGTCGATGTCGATCGCCTGACCGCGCTCGTGGTTCGAGCGGCCCGGCTGCGCGACCATCCCGGCCGCGCGGGCGGCCGCCCACGAGCCGCGCTCGGCGACCTCGTTGTCCCAGAGGTGCTGCTGCAGCTCGTGGCTGCGGTGCGCCGAGACGACCCGGAACACCCGGCGCACCTCGGGCGGCATGTCCCTCACGCCGGCCGCCACCGCCTTGGCGAAGCCCGGGTGCATGTTCAGCACCTGCTGCTTGCGGCGCTCGTCGATCGCGAAGTTCTGCACCACGAAGCGGGCGTCGTCGGCCTCGAGGTCGGCCGAGGGGCCGAACAGCTCCGGCGAGCCATCGTTGACCCGGTCGGGCGCAAAGCCGCGGCGCCGGCCGCCGGTCCCGCCCTTCGAGACGATCCCGGGATCCTTGATCGCGGCCGGATCCTCGCGCACGATGACCCGGTCGAGAACCACCCCCCCAGGGGCCGGCTTGCCGTAGGTTCCAGGCGTGCGCCCCGCCAGCAGGTCGGGGATGTCCGACACGCCCCACTTGGTTCCCGCGGTCTGGGCCCGCCGAAGGTCTGCCTCGTAGCCGCCCGGCTTGTTGAGGTAGTCCACGGCCGCCTTGCTCTGAACCCGCGCTTCCTCGCCAAGCTGGATCTTCACCGGCTTGAGCTCGTGGTCGCGCAGCACGAGCCCGCGGCCGTCGGGGAATGTGTAAATCAGGTTAAAGGTCGGGTTGCCGGCGTTGCCGCCCTCGGTCGCCGGGACCGCCTTGATGTTCTTGCCCCACTCGCCATCGCTGATGTCGATGCCGGAGCCCTTCACGAGCTTGCCGTCCTTGTCGTAGTTGCCCTGCTGCACCTTGGGGATCCAGCGGGCGTAATCCTTGACCGCGGCTTCCTCGTCCTTGGGCTGCGTCCGGTCGGGCTTGGCGCGCAACAGCGCGGCGACGATCGGCTTCATGTAATCGTCGGTGTCAGCACGCCGGCCCGTCACGTCGGGGATCTTCGGCACCGAGGTCCCGTTCGGGACCCAGCGGCCCTTCGCGCCGCCGCTGTACAGACTTTCGTCGTAGGTCCAGGTCTTGTGAAACGTCGCCAGCGCGCCGGCCGTGGCCTGCTCGAGCGGCTGCCCGAGCGCCACCCGACGCGCGACGGCGCCGAGAAACACCGTCTCGGCGCGCGGGTCGAGGTCCTGGGCGCCGCCGTCGTCGAGCTCCTTGGCCTTGGCGAACACGCGGGCCTTCACGGCGGCATTGGTGACGCCGCCCGAATAGGCGGTGATCGTGGGATCGCGGCCGAGCGCCTCGCGGATAATCGCCAGCGGCTGGCTGTTCTCCTTCCACTCCTTCTCGCCCCGCGCGACCATGGCCTCCGCCTTCTCGGCGGCTTCCTTGTCGTTGAGGCCGTCGGTCGTCCGGCCTTGCGCGAAGTGGTACATGAAGGCCGCATCGCTATCGTTGATGCCGGCGAGCTTCGCGGAGGTCGTGCCGCCGTCCGGGGTCGGCAGCGTGGCCAGCGTGTTGTAGACCTGCAGCAGCTGCTTGGCCTTCTCGGCGCCACCGACGCGCACGCCCTCGAACGCCTTCTTGATCATGGTCTGGGGCACGTCGCCCGAAACCGCGAAGGCCTTCTGGATCCCCTCGGGGGTCAGCTCGCTGCCGAACCGGCGCTGATACCAGCCCTGAAAGTCATCCTCGCTGGCGCCGCGCGGAAGCTGGCCGCGGCCGACGGTCTTCCAGTGGCTCTCGAGGACCTCGTCGGCGTTGGCCGTGGCCCGTGCGCCGGCCGCCACCTTGTACCGCTCATAGATCGCCCCGAGCTTGGAGCGCAGGTGATCCCTCACCTTCTCGGAGGGCATCTGCTCAAAGATCCCGCGCTTGGTCACGCCATCGAGCTTGTCCTCGTCGGAGCCGCCGCCGGCGAGCCAGGCCGAATAGAGCCGGAAGTGCTGTTCGGTCAGCGTGCCGTCCTCGAGCTTCTGCTCCAGCACCCGGTAGATCTTCGCCGCCGCTCCCATCTGGCGCAGGTCGTCCGTGACCTTCTCCATCGCGAAAGGACCGTCAACGCCCATGCCGATCTTGCGGCCTTGCGCGTTGCGGATGAGCTCCATCTCCTCGGCCGCCTTCTCGGGATCGCCGACGGTCAGCGCCGAGAAGTAGCGGTCGGTATGCGACTTCATGGTGTAGTCGAGGTGCTCGACCTCGTTGCGGAAATCCATGTGCGCGCGGGTCGTCGAGATCGAGCGCATGCGCTCGTTGACGTCACGGCCGGCGAGCATGCCGAGCTGGTTCTTCAACCCCTCGTCGCCGACCTTGTTGAGCCGCGCCGTCACGGCCTGGGTCATCTTGGGCCCGGCCACCTGGGGATCCTGAAAGTGGTCCGTCTGGATCTGGTTGAGGTCGGCCGAGAGGTCCTGGTGAACACGCTCGATGAACGACTGATCGACGATCTTGTTGAAGTGACCGCGCAGCGCGAGGCCCATCATCGGGGTCTCGGGCCGGATGTAATTGCCGTCGGCGTCCTGGCCGATCTTGGTTTCCCGCGCCGCCTTCTCGGCCGCCTCGGTGCCGGTCAGGCGCAACAGGTCGTCGGCGACGCCTTGCAATGACTTGCCGGCATTGATGAGCTGGCTGTTATCCGCGGTCGGCAGGTTCGTGTTGAACCCGCGGATCAAGCCCTGACCGACGCCGGTCTGGCGCACGACCTGCTTGTCCTCGTCCACCACCATGCCGAAGCCGCGTGACATTTTTAAACGTCCTTATGGGTAGGTCTTCATGCCGGAGCCGGCGCCGAAGGTGCCGGGCGGGGCGTACTTGAACAGCGACGAGACGGTCGACAGCACGGCCTGCTGCGCGACGCCCTGCGCGTGGTGCACGGAGTTCTGGATCGAGCCCGCCGCCTTGAAGCCGGCGAACTTTAAGGAGTCGCGGTTGACCTTGATCTGCTGCGAAATGTTGCGGCGCTGCGCGGCGGCCGAGAACTCGATCGCGCCGATGTCGTTGTAGGCCTTGCGGTCCGACACCTCGGAGGCGACCTGCTCGGACTGGTTCGTCGACAGCCCGGAGGTCGCGACAAACAGCCGGTTGTTCTCCTTGACGTCCTGGAGCTGCTGGTAGCGCTCGTTGAACTGCCCCTCCGCGTTCATGCGGATGAGGTCGACCTCCTGCAGCAGCTGCTCGTTCTGGGTATTGACCTGCTGGTACTGGCCCTGCAGCTCCATGATCGCCGAGAGCGTATTTTGCTTGGCGGCGCGGTTCGCGGCGCCCGACGACATCATGCCGCCGATCGCGGAGAGCCCGCCGAAGATCAGGCTTTCCATTCCCATCAGACCGAAACCTTCATCACGACACCCATCAGGCGCATGGGCAGCGCGTCGTCCTGCGTGAACGTGATCGTCGGCTCCTCGAGATAGCCGAGCTGCGTGAACTCGTAGTACCCGGTGAGCGCGACCGGCGGCAGCGACAGGTCGTCGGTGGTGGCGCGCAGGATCATCTCGTCACCGCCGACCACGAGCTGCATGGTGTCCGACACCGCGACCTTCGCCTTGACGATCCGCTTCTTGTCACCGAGCAGCGTGCCGGCGTCGGTCTGGATCGCCGGCGGCAGCGTCTCGATCTCGATGCCGTAGTCGTCGCCGATGATGATGTTGTCGACGGCGGCCGGCAGCGTCACCGCGCTCGCCGCGACGGTGAGCGAGCCGAACGAGTAGCAGACCTGGCTGTCGTCATCGTCCTCGCGCCGCGACACGATCGACGCCGTGCCCGACGCGCCCCACGTCCCGACGCTCCAGACCTTGCTCGAGGCGGCCGACAGGCTGACCGCGCCGTCGAGCGTCAGAGTGCCGGAGGTGTCGAAGCGCTCGAGCCAGTAGGCGCCGCGGCGGTGGACGCAGGCCCAGATCGTGCCGTCGATGACCGTCACCGACTGGAACCCGTTGGTGGTGCCGTCCTCGCTTAAGGTCGTCCAGCGCACCCAGCCGGCCAGGCGCTCGACGCGCTGCGAGTGCAGAACCGCCAGGGTGCCGTCGTCGTTGACGATGATCGCGTACTGCTCGGGCCGGTCCTCGGTGCCATAGACCACCGCGAGATCGCGCGGCCCGGTCAAAAGGTGGGTCGCGGCCAGCGACAGCGGGTTGGCGGCGTACTGGCGTTCCTGATCGGAGTAGATGAACTCGCGCACCGCCTTCTTCGAGCGCTGCACGAAGATCGTGGCGCCGTCGAAGACGTAAGGGTTGATCGACGAGATCCCGTAAGGCGTCGCCTTCTCGGCCCGGATGTTGAGCGGCGTCGTCGGCTGCTCTTGCGGGTTCGGGATGTAGTATTCCGCGGCGTCGGTGAAGATCTGCAGGTGCTTGGAGGAGCAGATATGACGAATGGAGACCACCCGATCCTGCCCGATGATGACGCCGATCCCATCGGTTTCACCCGCCGAGCCGAGATCGAAGTTCAGATAACGTCCGACCTTCGAGCCAAACAGGGCGGCTGGCAGCTCGTAGCCGCCGCCGATCCAGAACCTGTTCGCGTGGAAGCAGCCGGCCGACGGCCAGCCGCGGGCGTTCGAGTAGGCGGCCTCGTCCCAGGCCCGGGTCCACAGGTTGACGGCGTTAAACGACACCGACGGCCCGCCGCCGTCGACCGAGCTCGTCGCCGAGCCGCCCGCCGTGAACGAATACGAGTTTTCGTCGATGACGTTGACGGTCCGGGCGCCGTTGAGATCGGCCGAGGCAATGCCGCCGGTGTCGTTCGAGCCGGCCAGCGTGATGGTGTCGCCGTCGGCGAGCCCGTGCGCGACGTGGGTGCAGATGACTGTCGTCGAGCCCTTCGTGACCTTGTACGGATCGGGCTCCAGCAGCGCCCGGATCTTGCCCTTCAGGGTGCCCGTGACCTGGGTCGAGCTCGTGTAGGCCGTGACCGCGACCTCGACGCCGTAGATGCGCAGCCGCACCCCGACGTGGTCGGCGGTGAAGACCGCAGCCGAGGCCGTGATGGTGGCGCCAGCGCCGGAGAGCGCGGACGACTTGAGCGCGATCGTCTCCGCCGCGAACTTGTAATAGGGCTGATAGGTCTTCGTGTTGTCGAGCGAGTTCTCGAAGTCGATGTAGCTCGCCGTGAAGGTGGTCAGCCCGGTGCGGGTGATGACACGCGGCTTGTTGTCGGGGTGGAACACGAACATCGTGTCGGCGAGCTGCGCGAAGGTCAGCTCCCAAACCTCGTCGGCGGTCCAGTTGCCCGCCACGTCATCGATTTCGACGCCGTCGGCATCGTAAATCGTGCAATGGCTGGCGCGGAACGCGAAGATATAAACCTCGTCCTGGTCGAAGACGAAGCGCTCGAGGCGGCACAGGCCGGGCAGCGGCGCGACCGTCCAGGTGCCGGGCCGGCGCTCGACGCCGCCGGTGTTGAGAATGCGCACGTTGGTCAGGGTGCGCGCCCCGTTCTGGTAGGCGCCGGTATCGACGCGCACGCGCATGTCGGGGTCGATCTCCCCGCTCGAGAAGTTCGTCTGGACCGTGTGAATGCGGGACATCAGCGTGCCGACTTGAACCGGCTCTGGCGCACGGTCGGGGCGGTCTGGGACTGGCTGTCGAGCAGCCGGGCTTGGCGCAGCGCGCGATCGGCGAGCGTCTGGGCCTTGGCGGCGAGCGCCTCCTGGGCGGTCACGGGAAAGGCGAAGCGGGCCGCGAGCTCCTTCTCGACGGCACCGCGGAAGTACGGCGGCCAGTAGGCCTCGAGCGTGCGGACCGTGTAGGTGCAGTAGACCTCGTTGGTCTCATCCGCGTTGCAGCGGATGGTGTTCTCGCCGAGCTCGAACTCGATCGGCACGTCGTCGATGGTGACGCGGTGAACCACCAGCGCCCCCGAGGGGCGGGTGTATTCGGCATCCCAGTCAGAGACGGGTTCGGCCGCGAGCCGCGACATCTGCGCGGTGGTCTGCGCGAAGTGCCAGCGCCGGCCGCCGAGCAGGTCGGTGACGGTCGCCTCGTAGAGCAGTTTCGCGGTGCGCGAGGCCGTGGTGTTCTGATTGAAAGAGGTGATCGGCGCTTCGCCGAGCAGGACCAGGGCACGCGAACAGATGTCGATATCGGTGTCGGCCATCGATGCCCCAGATGTGTATTCGTGTGGAGAGTGGGGGGCGCGGATGGCGCCCCCCGATCGTCATTAGGTGGCGGTGACACCCTCGACCGCGACGGTCGTGACCGTGGTCGCGCCGGTGGCCGAGTTCACGAACGCGACGTCGATCGAAGCGAGCGTGTTGCCGAGGATGAGGATCACGTCGCCCTGCTTGAGCTGCTTGGTGACGGTGCTGAAGTAGCCCGACGCGATGACCGTGGCGGCAGTGTCGGCGCCGGCCGAGTAGATGAAGAGACCTTCGGCAACCTTGCGAAGGCCGGTCTGTGCGAATGCCATCGTGGCAATCCTTGCAAAAGAGATCAGGGCCCGGGGGATCACTCCCCCAGGCTGTGGGATTACTCGCCGCCCGAGAACGAGGTGGCGCCGTAGGACTGGACTTCGTAGATGCCGTTGTTGTCGATCAGAACCGCACCCTGCTGGAGGTAGGCGGTCACGAGGTGAGCGACCTTCTCCGGGATGTAGTTGATCTCCGACTTCACGTCCTGGCCGCTGGCGAAGCCGAGCGCCGTCTTGTGGAAGAAGTAGTTCTTCCGGATCGTGGTCGACACGACCGGCACGCCGGAGTGGACGAACCACATGAACGACAGCCAGCGCTTGGCCACCATGCCGCCCTGGAACGGCAGGTCCTCGGACTTGATGTAGTCCGCGGAGGTGAAGGCGGCCTGCGTGAGCAGGTCGATCCACGCCGACGGGGCGATCACGGCATAACGCTCGCCGTCATCCGGCACGTCGTTGTTGCCGAAAGACTCGAACACCGTCTCGATCTTGGCGCGCGAGGCTGCGGTCGCGAGGCCGACGGTGCCGCCCTCGGACGTGACGCTGGTGCAGGTGTCCATCGTCTCGAAGAGGATCTGGTCGGACTTGCGGCCCATCGCGCCGGCAATCGCATTGGCGACCACGGCCCGCTCGTCGTGCTCGATGCGGAGCTCGTCGAGCTTGTCGACGTAATCCGCAGCGTAGTAGTCGGCGAGGGTCGCGGTGAGGGGCGTGTGGTCGAGCGACATCGTCGGAACGTTGCCGTGGCGGGTCTTCTGACCGGCCGAGCCCTTCCCGATCTTCTGGAAGGTCGTGGTGTTCTTGACGTTGTTCTTCTTCCGCACGCAGTTGGTCAGCTTCGAGCCCATCCGCTGATAGGCCGTATGAACTTCGGCCTCGAACTGGGCAGCGAAGCTGTTGGAGATTGTCGCGCTCATGGCGAATGATCCTGGCAAGAGGGGAGGTGTCGGACCTCAGCCAGGTGTGTCCGCCGCGCTCGTCGTCGGGTATGTCCTTGCGGGCCCTCGGAGCTTGAACGGGCCTATGCGGGCCGTGCTCTCGCTCTAACCCACCCCCCCGGGGGGCGGGATGCACTCTTGGGGAGAGAGATGAGGGTCAACATCATCGGCGGCCCGGCCGCCGGCCAGGTCGCCCACTGGGACGGTCAGTCGTTTCTTGAGGTCGCGCTCAGGCCGCCCATCCCCGCCCGGCCGATCGAGAGCCTGACCGCCGAGACGGTGAGCTATACGAAGGCGCTCTACCAGCCGGTGACGTTTCACCTGCCCGACAGCGATGAGTTTGTCGTCCTGGTCCCCGCGGAGTGGAGCCT